CGGGTACTGTATCGCAACTGGTGGACGCTGCAAGCGGCATTCACGCTAGGCATAACGACTACTACATCCGCACCGTGCGTGCTGACAACAAAGACCCCCTGACACAGTTCCTCAAGGAGCAAGGGGTGTACAGTGAGGCGGACGTAACCAAGCCAGACACAACCACCGTGTTCTCATTTGCAATGCGATCCCCCGATGCTGCTGTCACACGCACAGACATGTCGGCTGTAGAGCAACTAGAGTTGTGGAAAACGTACGCAATTCACTGGTGTGAACATAAACCGTCGGTGACGATCACTGTGAAAGAACACGAGTGGATGCAAGTTGGATCGTGGATATACGATAACTTCGATGTGGCATCGGGTGTCTCGTTCCTTCCTCACACTGATCACTCGTATCAACAAGCTCCCTATCAGGACATCGAACGAGAAGAGTATCTCGAATGGCAGGAGCGATTCGGTGCGTTCAAGATAGACTGGGATGCGCTATCTGAATACGAAAAGGAAGATAATACATCTGGCTCTCGTGAGCTTGCGTGTACGGCAGACTCGTGTGAGGTGGTTGACCTCAATGCCGCCTAAGAAGGAAACGCGTCCCATATGGAAGCAGGGGAAGGGGTGGATTCAATACGATCCGCCCCGGAACCACCCCTGTTACGAAGAGTGGAGAAAGCTCGTTGATCGAAGTAAAGATAACGCCTGAACTAGTAAAGCGTGCAGAAAAAAAGGTTGCCCACGTAGGCATCCTAGAGGGCAGTATAACGGGCAGCACGAGTCATGTGGTAGGGGCGCTAGGGGAGCTTATCGTAAGCGACCTCACGGGCGCTCTAGAGGCGAATAACAGGCATTACGATTTGCTGCTAGGCGACAAGCGCATCGACGTAAAGACAAAGCGGTGTAATACGAAGCCTCGACCACACTACGATTGTACGATACCCGCACACGGAACGAAGCAAGACTGTGACTCGTACGTATTCGTACGCATCAAGATCGACGGCTCGAAGGCGTGGATTCTGGGAGAAATAGATAAGCGTGCATTTTACCGCAATGCGAAGTTCTATCGTCGTGGTGATATCGATCCGGACAACGGATTCGTATTTAAGGCAGACTGTTACAACCTGCCAATAGAGGAGTTAAATAATGTATAAGGCACTAGTGATAGTGTGTTCTTTTTATTTACCGGACGGACCCTGTATGAATTTCGAAGACGAGTGGGGGCCGTATCGGACAGAAGAACTTTGTGAAGAGCGGGTTATGAAGATGTCAGAGATGATACTTCAGATGCCTAAGCCTCTTCCACCACCGCACGCGTATTCGTACAAGTGCGAAATAGTAGGAGAACAGCTATGAAAGCACAGCTATTTTCTTTGACGGCACACCTACGGCAAGATGGTAACGTCGAACTCAACAAGGAGTCGGTGCGTCCGGAAGACCTAGAAAAAGAAATGGACACGGGAGTGCCTGACTATGAGGGCACACACTCCATCGTGTCCTTATTACGTTACTTAAATTTATCTGCTGACGAGATTATAAACAAGTCGACAAGATACGTTTAACTTTTCTTCGCACCTACGATGCGGTCTGCTGCTGTAGGCTTGGGATTATTATCATATCCTGCCTTCACACTCAACATACCAAATGACGTGTTTCCACCTCCGGACATCTGCATCGGTGCCACCGGTGACATAGCCGTCTGTTGTTGACGCTTACGCTGTGTGTTTTGTTGCGTCGGGCTTGCGGACATCATTCCGCCAGCGGACGCTTTCTTTCTTTTCTTGGCAGTACCGCCGTACATCATCGGCTTGCGCTTGGCTGCACCACCATACATCATGGCCTTGCGTTGGCCGTTGTTGTACATTTTCATTAAGAGTCTCCCTCTTTCTCTTTTAGTTTTAACGCTTCTAAGGCATCGTCTGTCGCTTCCGCCAGAAGGTCTTGATCTATTTGTCCCAAGTAATCCTTTGCGTCTAGACCTAAAGATGCAAATTCTGTTATGACAAAATTCACAATCAAGTCTGCCCCCATCTCTATTTCTGCCCTTGTCATGTTTTCAGGATAGTTCAGAAACTGACTCATAAACTTCGCGCCTTCTTTTTCTGAGGCTGCTAGTTTCATAATATCAATTCCTGCCTGTGTCGCTAGGGCAACTGATAATTCTGCTGCGACGTACTGGGGGCTGACCATGCCGCGACGAAGGTTGAAGGCACGAGATATCAGCTTGTTCACCCCAAATTCCGCTACAAGATTCTTGATGTTAGGGTCGTACTCTCCCATAGGGGCTTTAGACTTCATCATAAAATACTGAGACACATCTCGTAAAAACGATGCGTGATCCGGCCCGAGTATAGACTCTACCTGTTCGAAAGCAGGACCACTCATAATTTTGTACAGGGCTTCTGGTTGTACAAAAGCCTCTCGTACCTCTTTGTCCCCTCCCATAGGAACGACGCCACCCTTCTTCATCAACCCATCAAGAAGAAGGGTGGCTATGCCGTCGTTGATTGCCTTTTCAATCGGAACTTCTCTGCCTCGTAAAGTGACGGTTGTTATGTTCGGATCACCCCCGGTGAGACGCAGACGAACATCTAACGCAAGAGTCTGCAAGTCATCGGCGGTTCCGGTTTCAAAGTACCTCTGCACAAAAGAGACAGAATTGCGACCGACGCCAGCGGCTTCTGCGATAGCCCTGTTCACTTCGTTTCGTTTAGGATCGGCTAATCCGGTTACTGTCTTTGTCTGTCGTTCGATTTCCGTCACAATGCGATTAGCGGCTCTTTTGCCTACTGCAAGAGCATCATCATCCTGTTCGAAAAGATTTTGCAAGGAGCGAGACTCACTGATCATCCCCTCAAAATCTAACATGCTATGTACAACTGCTCCTTCGATACCCGGATTTACATTGTTAGGTCCGTTTATGATGCGAATATTAAATGCTGATTCTACATCTCCTACGTTTTCAAGCGAGGGCAGTTTGTCTTGCATATTTAAACCGCCGGTATCTCGTATGTCCTGTGCAAGTCCCGGAGTGCGACGAGAGCGTTTCGCTGCAGTGTCTAGCTTTCTGGTGACTTCACGCGCCCACCCATCATATATAAATTCTTGAAGTGTGCTTTGTAGTAAGTCGTACCTTTTTTTACTTGCTGGGTTAGAGAAGTCGAAATAGAGGTTGCCTTGCATATCTTTGTCCGCAAACTCGCCAAACAATCTTCTTGCTTGACTGTCTAATTTTGCGAGATCAGTAGCGTCTCCTTTCATCGCATTTCGTATTTGACCGACGAGAGGTATGAGCATCGTTCCCGGCGTGACATTTCCGTACCCGTAATCTAGAAGTCGAGCGAATACCCCATCTTCAACATCTGCTAAATCATCAAGAACGTCTTCGTAAGGTTCTGCTTCGTCAACAGGACGAGGACCGAGTTTTCCAAATTTTTGTGATCTAAGAGTCTTTGTGGCCGGACCCTCCATGCGTTGAAATCTATCGAACCACTGGACTTTATAGTGATCCGCACCGGCCTGCCACTCGTCGTAATAGTCTCCTACGTTGTTCTTCACAAGGTTTCGTACATTTGTCGCGTATTGTTTGTAAGCACGAGAAAGTTTCGGGTCTTTGAGAGATACGGCGTAGTCTCGAAACGCAGCATACACCTCCATGACTTCTCCGGGTGCGGCTTGAAATCCACGGAAGTCGCCCTTCTCCATGAGATGTAAAGCAACGTCTAATTCTGTAGCCTGAAGAAGCTGTCCTTTTTCAACGTCTAGCCCTGCTTTACGAGACATTTCGATAATTTCGTTATTCATAAATGCGTCGTACGTTTCAGGACTCAACGTGCCGCGTATAGAGCGTTTTGCCATCTCGTTGAAAACGTCTAATACTTTCTGACCCATCTGCCCTTTGAAAAATTGAGAATCTGTACTGAAGAAGTCTCTGAAACTATCGGGGGTTATGGGTGCATTAGTCGTGGGGTCTTTTGTAAACGCAAGAAGGTCCGTGATCATTCCGCTTACGTTTACAGTCACACCATCAGCAAGAGCTTTCTTATCGAGGGCACGTAGCGGAGCGCGTGCCTGCTCTCGGGTTTCTGCAGTGAAAGTCATAAGGACGCGTTCAGCATCCCTGCTTCTTCCGGCTACATCTGCCTGACGCAGTAGGCGGGTTTCTTTAAGAACCCTAGAGCGTTCCTGTAGCGCTTCTCGTGCCTTATCAGAAAGTGCCTTCTGTGCAGCAACCACATCGAGTTCAGGATCGATAATCCGTTTTACGTCAACTCCTAAACTAGTGAGTGCCGTGATTGTGTTTGCTTTTACATCTTGTGACGGATCAGACAGGGACGTTTCTATTAGGTTGACGACAGTACGATCCATATCTTCCATCTGTAAATCGAAATCGTCTTGGAATCGGACAATCGTCGCTTCGAGCGTTTTCATGTAGTCTTCGAGGACTCGTCCATCTTCCGGATTAATATTTTTGTTATCAGCTAACATCTGTCGTAATTTCTTTACAGACAGTGTAGCAGCGTTTAAACGATCTTTTTGCATTACTGCGAGGTTGCTGGCCTCTCGTATGCCTTCTGTCCCTTGTACTGCCATAGCACTCACACTGCCCATAGACAAAGCTGAAGCAGAACGCATCCATCCTAAGTCGCTCATTTCAGCGAAAGTTTCGGAGAAAGCTTTGCTTACATTCTCTTGTTCTTTCGGATCGAATGCACCGACAATTTTCAACTGTAAGTCTTCATACGCTTCCATACTTTCGCGAACCATCTTACGAGACTCGTCATCGAGGCTGTTATTTACAGTCTTTAGGTACTTCAGGGCGCGTAATTCTGCGAATGTTAGATTACGCCCTTTAGCTTGTTTTATGAGCTTACGATACGTTCGAAGGTCTCTATCTGTTATAATTCCGGTGAATAGTTCTGTCGGTTTTTCCGCACCTGCCATTTTAGCAAAGGGATAAGACACGAGACTTGCTGCTGTTTCCAGAACTACTCCCGCCTCTTGCGCCATGTTACCCGTAGCAGCGTTCGCCCGAGCAAAACCGTAACCTATACCCTTAAGAGTAGGTCGACCTACAGATAGATAGATGAGCGCTCCTATTCCCTCTGCAGCAAAAACATCTCCTCCTAATGCAGGAGCCATAAAATATCCCGATGCAACTTGAGCGGCTGTCAAGGGCAATCCCTCGACTAGAGTGCTTTTAAGAATAGGAGAGCCGTGCATTCGCAGTCGAGCGACGTGTGCGCGTCTCTTCATAGTTTCTATATCCGCAAGAAGTTTCGGAACTTCTAGGTCGTTATCGAAACTGTATCGCTGTCCTTTTCTATACGATCCTAACCTGTCTGAGGGAACTGTCTTCCCATCCATAACTCTACGTCTATCTAACTCGTTTTGAAGTTTTACGATATCATCAGCTATTCTTTGTGTTCCCGCTTCTGCGGCTTCGAAGGCAAGAGTACGCTCCACCCTGCCCCTGTTGAATTTTTTTATTCTCTTACTGCTCTCAAGTGCTAGAAGTTGCTCACCGAAACTCATAGAGCCGAGTCGTTCGCCAAAGTCATCTCCCACATTTATGTAGCCATCAACCTTCTTACGCAATGATTCTACATATTCTTTATCAGAGGCTTTACGAGCTTTTCCACTTCCGAACAAAACCAACGCGGTGTCAATAGCCGAAACTCCTACCCTCTCACTTGTAGATAGTGTTCGAACTACTGACGACACGACATCAGAAGCCACGCTTTCATTGACGAGAGGACGTGCTATTTTAGCTGTGCTGCCATCTGCATTTTGTACTTCTATATTCAAAAGGCGATCTAGACGCTCCGGATCATCCGCAAGTCGTGCCGTGAGTTCTTCTCTAATAATTTCTTGCAGTGTCTGTTGTGCAGTACGTAGACCAAATTCATCCGAAAGAACATTTGACCATGTTTTTTCTACAGCATCGCGATAGGGCTTTGCGCCCTGCCACATCTCCTTAATCCCGACGTATCGTGTTTCATATTGTGTTCCTAACATACTGTTAGAAACTGCCTGTGGCACGTTGGCTATGTTCGCTCCTGTCCATCCGAAACCGGATGCCACAGCAGACGGCACCCAACTGAAAATTGCATCACCGGCGAAGTCGAAACCCTCGACAGCGAGGTTACGATAGAGTTTCTCCTCTATGACGTTTATCATGCTGTTTGTTGATACACGGTCCACAACGATCTGTTCGAGAAGAGTATAGTCTTCCGGAAGAAGGTCTTGATTGAGAGGAACATTTGCGAACTTACCTGCTACACCCTTACGTATTTCGGATTTAGCGGCGTACTTCAACTCTTGTGCGCTCATAAGGTTGGGAGACTCGTACGCTTCTTCCGTAGGAGCAAACTTTCCCTCGCGCTCGAATTCGACAATGACTTGCGAATCCGCTTTACTTTGTTGATACGTGTACTCGTCTAGAAAATCGAGAAGTTGGTTTTCGAAATACTGACGTGTCTCCGGACTTTCATCAGGATTCTTAGACTCTTTTACAAAGCTCAACAACTTCGCCTGAGTTACATTAGGCAGAGAGGTTATCTGTCCCCGCTCGATTGCAGTTTTGAACTCATCTATTGTGAGACCGCGCTGTTGTTGCTCTCGGCTCTGTGCCATGCTGGGGCCGAGTGTACCCTCCGGGGTCAACGCACCTCCGTACGTCTCGTCCTGCCCCGCAATATCTCCCACTTCTCCAGTTGCAAACGGGCGAGGATCGATATCGAAGACGCCTCCTCTTTCCGCTGCCTTTCCCGGTGCTGCGGTTATAATAGCCGGATCAGGAATTACCTTATCCACGACGCCGACGGCTTGTTCGATGACATTCTTTTCTTCGTCAGGCTTTTCTTGTTTGAGAGCTTCGGCCATCAGGTCTGTATCCCTACTGGTTGTGGGGGCTGATATCCTTCTGGATACGCGTTTTTATACGCTTCGGGTAAGCCTTCTTGCGTGAATAATTCATCAAGCATCTTCTTCATTTCGGGGGAAGTAGGATCGATAATTTTACCTGAATCTAAATTTTTAATCTCGCCGTTCCGCTTGAACATGTACTCCACCCCGTTCATGGTAAATATATTAGGTGCTTGTGGGTTGAACGAGAATTTCATCGTTGACTGATCTTCTCCACCCGTGCCCTCTACATCTCGAAATCCGCCCAGACCCGCACGTTTTGCAAGATCATCAAATGCTTTAGACCCCTGCATGAAGAGTTTTGCGTTCTTAGTAACCGGACCTCTGGTGTTAGCGTACGTCATCAAAGCAGCATACCTGTCAAGCTGTCCCTCGAATTCTATAACAGCCATTTGTATCTTATCGACTATGTCTTCTGGCCTGTCGAGATCACCTCCCAGTCTCACAAGCTGTTGAAGAACGTCTTGGTTCGACAAACGTCCTGACGGGTCTGCTGCACGAGCCATCTGGAAGGCAAGGGATATACGCATCGCTTCGAAACGAGCGTATGCACTAGCCATCTCTTCACGACTTAATTCACGCTTGTCTTCTCCCTTACCAACAGAAAGACGGTTGCCCTTGTCGTAATTTTCGAACGCACGATTTCTAGCGATTTGTAGTTTTCTTTGTTGTTTGTCAAGAAACTCCGTAGTTACGACCTTCTGTACTTGTCCGTCGGCACCTACTTTTTCACCAGTTTCAGCATCGAAGCCGTCTGTCGTAGCATTTGCCGCTGTCATTGTTGTTATACCAGTAGTCCTAAAACTTTGAACCTCTCCTTTTTCTTCTCCCCCGGTCCCGAAGAAGAAATCTATTATGTCAAGACCCGTTTCGACTGCTTTTGCATACCTGCTTATGACCGCCGGAGCGTCGAACTCATTCATAACGAGTTTTTGGAACCCTCTAAGTCCGGTCTCTTCATTGAGGACTTTTTCGATAGCGTCGTGACGCTCGACAATTTTATCGAAGTCTTTATCCGTAGCTGATGCGTTTATAAACAAACGGGCAGCAAAGAGACGAGTGTCATTTATGTCTTGATCGACCGTGCTTTTCTGATTGAGCGGACGTGCGGCTTTAGTGGTTCCGAACTTTTGAGGTTTTAAGAAAGAACCGAGTATGTACGACATGTCGACATAGCTACCGCCCGTTTCATCGACAAGAAACTTTACCATTCTTTTAGCTGTTTCGTCGTTAATGTTCCTTACAGCTAGTGGATTTTGAAACGCAGCAGTAGTTATCTTAAATTCTTCTGCAAATTCTAGGGTGCTTTCCCACAGAGTTTCTTGTTTGGCCTCATCGTATCCGATAGTCGACGTGTAATCGTACCACCACTTGTTACTTTCATCCGGACCTATCTTAGCACCGAAGTTCGCTGCGATATCAGCAGCGTAAGGAGCTTGATCGGCAGTTACGTCTAGTTGAATTATTTTGCCATTCCCGACGTGGTCCGCAGGAGTGCCGCCTCCTACTCCGTCGCCTTGATCCGGCGCGTTTCGTAGCGCGTTCGTAAACACGGATATATATTTATTCTTGTCATGCGTCGGAGTCAAAGCCATGTTTTGATCGAACGTATCTACAATTCGCATAAAGCCGGTGGCATCAAGGTCAGGATACTCTCTATCTTTGGGGGTCTTCGATATATCATTAGCTATGATCGTACCCAAAGCGCTCATACGAGTGTAAAATGCGTTGTGAATTTCTGCCGGAGCTTTTTTCCACTTATCTCTGTCTGACGTAATTGCAAAATTTAACTGTGCTGCGGCGCTTATAGCGTCGTTGACTGTTAAATCTCCGTATACATCTATAGGAAATTCGTATTTTACATCTTTGAATTCTATAACAGACTTTGTGAAATCATCTTCATCGTCGTCCTTAGCGGTCGATTTAAGCTGCCCCATCACAGACATCATCTCTTCGCTGGTAAACGCATCGTCTCCGCGTGTGCCGAATATATCTATGCCACCCTGTTCATCTATGCGCTGTTGAGCTTTAGTGACCATGTTCTGTATCGCATCTACGTTTTTATTGTTGAAATCGTCACCAAGACCCGCAGTAAAAATGGCATTTTGAATCGCATTTATGCGATCCTTTTCGCCTTGACGACGTTCCATTTCGCGTCCGATGTTTTCTGTGAAACCTTTTACGAGTCCTGATGCGAGTGCGTAGCCGATACCCATCGTTTACGATTCCTTCTTTTCCATAGTCATAAAGTTTTCTTCTTCGCGAGGTTGCGGCATCTGTCCACGTCGAATACCTTCATTGATTGTTTCGCTGACATACGCGAACATAGCCGGGTTGTTGTCTCGCATCATTGCAAAGAACGTCTGATCATCCATCTCATCTTTTGTAACAGCGTCTTCATTTTCGAACATGCGGTAAGGTATATTTTCTTCTTCCGCGACAGAAGCGATGTACATAGCGAGTGGTCCCTTGATAATCAGACCTATATCCGGAGAGAACCCGCCCTCTTGGAATGCTTGAAATATGTACCCTTCGACAAGTGCCTCGACTGATGCTCCGACCATAAGCAACTTCATCATCTCTTCGCGCACCGCAGGCACATCAAGAGAGTCGACTGCTTTGTCGAGTACTGTTTGTGGGTCGACTCGTTCCTGTGGCTGGCCCCACGGCCAACGCTCGTTGTCGATTGTCAGGCTGTGGCCCGGAGGAGACATAGCAAAAGAATCTTTCGCTTCGATAGTTCCGGCTTGGGGACGAAATTCTTCTTCCATGCTTATACCTTGATATCTTTAGGTTGAGGAGTGGCAAGAGTCTTGCGACCTTGCCGTACAGTCAAAGGCATGTGTTTAGCTCTGAAATCTGCCATTTGAGGATTTGTGCTATTCTGTAGGAAGTCGGGTATTCTTACAGCTAATTTTTCGTTGTTCATAACTAACTGTGATTGAGGACTTAACTGCACCTGACTAGCTTTTCGCGAACCCGCAGCGAGTTCTGCTGCAGTGCGAGGTCGCGCTTCTGGAGCTTGAGAGAACACACTACCCGTAGCGTCTCCCTTCGCGTCTAAAAACCCCGTGCTTGTAAGTAGCGCATTTGCAAGGTCTTTTCCTGTGCCACCCTTCCCCGCTTTTGTTTGAGAGGCACCTCCTGAAAGTAAGTCTCCAACCATAGGTATCATAGCAGCTACAAGCGCAAATTTACCGTTACCCCCAAACATCAAGCAGTCCCCCTATTTGCATACCACAACGCAAGCCAATTTCCGATACCTGCAGCTAAGTTGTCTTTTTGTTGTTTATTATATAAGGCTTCGCTATTCGCAAATTCCATAGCCATGATACCAACCTCATGTTGACGTTGTAAAAACGATTCTGTTTTTTGTAACGCCCACGCAGCTTCGTCTCGATATCGTTGCCACAGATTGTTGAGAGCATTTTGCGTTGCGTTGTAAGCGTTTTGTGTGTTTATACGATTAGTTTCATTTTGCAAAGCAACGTCAGCAGTGTTGACCTGTCTGCGCCATTGAACATTCGACTGATCCACTGCGTATTGCATGTTCGCATTGAACTTTTCACGGTTGTCACGCATCGCAACATTAAATTGATTTTGTGCATTTACTTCACCAGCGTTGAACTGTTCGACAGCGGCTCTGCGGTTGGCATTTGCTGTCTCAACTTGTGACTCTAGCTCTGCAAAGAACTCTTCGACTTGTAACTGGTTCTTAGCATTGAACTGACGACGAGCGTTTTCTTCTGCCGCGTCTTTAAATAGAGCTTGCGTCAGGGCGTTGTATGATAAAACTGCTGACTGTTGTTGTGCATCGAGGTTTTTAGTTTCTGTAGCGAGAAGAAGCTGTGCGTTCGTGACCGCACCCTTCAAGCGTGCAGAAAGATTGGCACGATCCATCGCTGCAAAAATTGCTGCGTTTTGAAGGGCGGTTTTCTGACGATTGTCTAGATTTTTTAGTTGAATGGTTGCGTAAGTCTTCGCATCTGCCGCCGCAATAGGTATGCCCGACTCCATAACGGCCTGTGTTATAGCAGCGCCAGCCATAGACGATGCACCTAAACCACGAGCCTGCATAACACCAGCAATCTTTCGTGCGTTTGGTGCGGCCCACGGAGGTAGGGGCTGTCCTTCTTCAATACTGGACATCAGTTGTCCTAATTGATACTGAACAGTACCTCGCTGATCGAGTTCTTCAGTGACAGCCTGTGCTTGGGCACCTTCAGAAACCGTGCCCTGAATTTGTGACAAATCAATTTGCGGCGCAGACCTAATCTGTGCAGCTTCCATCGCTCCGATGTTAGGCGCGATACGTTCCGTCGCTGATATTTGTCCGACATCTGCAGCAGGTGCTGTAGGGGTGGTTACGTCGATGCCGGTCAACGAGGCTTGAGCCGTCTCTGCTTGGGGGGCAGTGCCGAGTTTCGTACCTGTAGTCTGCTGTATTGTGTCAGATGTTACTGTTGGTCGAACGACATCAACTTGAGGAACGCCCGTTTGCATTCCGGCAGCTTGTTCTCCTACCTGTGCAGCTAACTTAGAGTCGGTGTCTATTTTTTCTACAGGTTCTGCCATCTTATCTAAATCCCATAAATACGGAGACGACCATAGCTACGACTAAGATCGTGCTTCCCATGATCATCGCTTCTAAGCGCCACATACGTTTGTCTAGGCTGTCTAACTTCCCGTGAACCAGTTCTCGAAACATGGCGCATTCTTTCTCGTGCGCTTCGAGTTGCATCTGGGTCTTCAGTGCGGGTTCCATTGCCTGTTCCATTTTCATACTAGCTTGCATTTAGGCTACGACCTATTTCGTACAGATTTGTTCCGTCCGAGAGGAATGTGAAAATGTCTTTAGCACTTGGTGTTGTGGTCAAAGTGGGAGTGTTACCGGCTGCCCACTTGAAGACTGCATTCCACGGGCCAATCGTGCGTGAGCCGGTGCTATCTTGCTTTACCATTAAAACGTACACACCACCATCGACTTGATTGGTGGGCGCACCAAAGGCACGACTGTTGCCAACACCAGAGGTAAGTTCGACGCTAGTCACCTGATTGCTAGATGTGTCCCATGCAATTGTAGATGCGTCAGTTAACGTGGTGGCGTTGAAGTTCTGTGTCTTGGTGAACTCTTGCGCTTTAGCATCGATGATCACATTACCTGTTTCATCGGGCAAGGTAATCGTACGATCTGCTGTCGGGTCCGTTACGGCAAAGGTGGTTTCGAAGTCGTTGGCCGTAGCGCCTTCAAACACAATGTTAGCGCCGAACGAGCCGCCTATCGCAGCTACTTCTGTATCGACGTACGCTTTGATAGACTGTTGGGTTGCAAGTGCCGTTGCACTGTCAGAAGACATGTTGTCTTCGTCGAGAATGTCTGTGACAGTCGTCGTCGGCATCGCGATGCTGTCAACGTACGCAACGCCATCGATGTATAGGTCTTTCCACTCGGAGCCGGATGCACCCAAGTCGTGTGTGTTGTCTGCAGACGGAATGATGTTAGAAGCAACGTCAGCGGTGATAGTCACGGTATCTGTTGCAGCGTCACCGAGAACTACGTTACCATTAACGGCTATAGCCCCTTCAAAGGTTGCTTTCTTATCTTCGTCGATAGTGACCGCTGTGGCAAAAGCGTTCGCACTGGAGCCTGAACTGCCAGCCTTGCTCACTTTGAGAAGTATGTTACCACCTGTGCCCGAACCTGTGCCCTGTCCCCCACTGATAACGAGGTTCGTACCGGCTGCATTCGTACCCGTGCCCGGAGTAGGCTGGAGGTCGGCGTTTTCGAGGCGTCCTACAGCTTTGATAGCTGTCGATGTCATCTCGATAGCGTTGTCAGCATCGATGTCGAGTTGCCCGTCTGCAGATGATCCGATAGACAGAGCAGAGTCGCGGAATTGTAGCTCGATGGCGTCGTTGATACGCAGGGCTGTGTCAGCTACGTGAGTGAGAGTTACATCACCATCAGCACCGAGAGCGATCACCGTGCCATCGTGCGTTATACTCAAATCTTCAGAGAGTTCTGTTGTCGGCGCAGTTATTTTTGTTTTAGTGTCGGCTTGGATGTCGAGTTGACCGTCCGCTGTTGATCCGACAGTCAGGGCCGAGTCACGGAACTGCAACTCCATAGCTGCGTTGAGAAGCAGGCCGGTATCAGCAACGTGTGTAAGGTTTACGTCGTCATCCGCGCCAAAGTTTAAGACGGCAGCATCAGAGCGAAGAAACACATCGTGCGGGGCTATCACACTGTCGTCTTGCAGGGTGAGGGCAGTGGTCAAGGCTTCTGCATTGCCCGTCTGGAAGACGAGCTTTACATCGTCTCCACCAGTGTCATCGAGGCTGTCCACTACGACAGCGTCAATCTTTGCAACATCTACGCCCGACTGCTGCGTATCTAAAGTCTCAAAAACAATAGAACCAACGCTGTCCGCCGCAAGCATGTCGGTAGACGTGTTGGTCAGAGTGATGACGGGTGCATCGTTTTTACGAACATTTAGGTTGACGAGATATGCGTTGTTCCATAGATAAGTAGTAGAACCGAGATCAAAGGACGCGTTCGTCATCGGCTGCAAGTGTGAACCTACACCGTCTGCAGAACCATCAGAAGCAGCTACTGTAAGACGATCAATATATGCAATACCGTCGAGATACAAGTCTTTGAACTCGGCAGAAGACGTACCAAGATCGATACTGCCACTAGGTGTCAGGGCTGTCGTTGTTTGTGTTAACTGTTGAGATGGTCCGAGCTTACTGACGGGTCCGCCATCTCCACTGGTAGAGCCGTCGTGTGTGTGCCCGGACGACACGTTAAACGCTGTTTCGATAGCGTTAAACTCCCCGTCAAGAGGAGCCGCACTAATGACATTACCATCTGCAATGTTACCGGCTGTATCGTTTCGTGTGTAACCTGCCATAATGTTTACCTTCTTCCGTATTGACCGTATTCAAGAACTGTTGCGTCGAGCGAGTAGGGGGGGTTAGTGTCGTCGCTGGAAAACTGAAGTGATACGGTAAATCCGGACCCCTGTGCTTGATTATCAAAAATAGATTTTAAAGTTTCTCCACTGAACACTGCTGTATTGTTAACACCACCTACAGTAGTGAAGATAATATCGTCATTATCTGCTACAGAGGCTGCTAAATTTGGAGTAAATGCCAGAGTCGTTGTCGCTGTAGACGGGGTTGCAGATGCATTTCCTGTTATTGTGGGTTTGCTTGACAGCGTGTATGTTTTTTCAAAGTTTGCAGATGAACTGCTGTTTGTTATTACTTGAAACGTGTCTCCAGAGTCGAGAGTTGGAGATGATGTGCTGTCCAACGACATTAAATCTACTACCATACTAGAAACACCCGACGAGTACCCGCCACCGTTGTTTATTTTACCGCCGTCTGCAAATTGAACACTGGGTTCTCCAAAAATAAATACGCCGCCTGCGGAGGACGTATTCTCTAAAGAAACAGTGCTTGGCTCAATAACTCCTGTTTCACTCAAGTCGTACTTGAGATTTAAGGACAAATTGATAGTTCCCTGCGGATCAGTATAAACGGTTGTCTTATACACAGTCTTGCGGAGACGGGGGTCACTGATGGGGAAGTATGGGGTAGAGAAACTAGCAACGATGTTGTTACCATCGAAACTGTTGCCCGACTCCATTTGATATATGTAGCCATCGTTGTGTCCAAAAAGAACAGTTTCTGTCGTCCCACTATACGTTGAGTCTGCAGTAAACGCTTTTATGCCTGTAGTTTCTGACCAATTTATTGCGATACCTTGCTGATCTTGAATTTGTGTTCCGATAATTCCTTTTGATGTTCCTGCCGTGCTTGATCCCGTAAACCCAAAGATTCTATACTGAGACTTTTCACGAATAACTACGGATGCAAAAGAACTATTTTGAGACGCTAGTTGCACCATCTGTTTTTGAATGGGCTTAGATATAGATGCTAGTTCAAAATCTTGGTTCCGCTCTGTCCCAGCAACTGTCCGTAAGCCGTCTGGTCCTAAGAAGATAACATCGCCTGATATTTCTTGTGCCGTATCGCTTACAACGCAACCTATGTTGTCCGTGATGGGTTGCATTTGAAAGTCTGCAATGCTGTTACCCACGATGCGTGATATGCGATCTTCGGAGAAAACAATAAGCTGTTCACGAAAAACAATTAAGTCAGTTATGGTACTGCCTACGTTGATTATACCACCGCCTGATGCTGCTGTAAAGTCATCATCTTCAAATGGCGCAGAAAACACAAGGTTTTCGCCCTTTGCAGCAAAGATATGTTCCTTAAATTCTACTGCGTGGGTGGCACCCTGTAGGTCTGACGGTCCAGAAAGCTGCGACAGATCAGAAGCAGTAACTCCTGCAAGTATCAGGGGGTAGCCTATACCATCGACGATAAAAAGTTTGTCGTTGCCGTCGAAATTGTATTTACAAAAACGTACACGCGACGTATTCGCACCGAGAGTTAGGGATGTTGAAAGGTCTGTCCACGCCCCTGTTCCGCTTGTGCCTGCATAGAGTTTTGGATCGCCGGATGTTTGATCACGTGCCGTAATTGCGCTATCTCGAAAGAACGTAACTCCTAAAATATTGTTTTGCCCCGTAACTATATTCGAGTTGAACTTCGAAAACCCTTCGATACGACGATAGCCGCCCTCTGTAGATACTTCGAAGTTAGTAAGGTTACGCGCAGAACCCGGAGCGGCAGCACCGTGCTGCAACGGACTAAGGTTGCTGATAAGACCCCCACGAAACTCGATGGGGTACGTCTGCCAACGATCCGGCATGTTAGGTTGCCCTTACGTAATAATTTTCGTTTACAAGTATTTTACGCATGTTTTTCATGCCTTCGTCGAATTTACTTTTTGATATCGTTGCCATTTCCATATTGTCACGGAACATGTAGCAGTAGTACATGGCACCATCCACAATCACATACTTGTAGGGTTCTGGTATCATAGGCACGTCATCGTGGAGGGATAAATTCACGGGATGTAGGAAATATTCGTACTCGACTGTGTACGCTTTGTCAGGCATGGGTATGATACCGAAGTAGCCATCTTGTGATCTGAATACAAGTTCAGGAACGCCCCCCTTCGAAACGTCTGTCTCGTCTTCTTGATCTATGTAACGATCTACATATTCCACATAAGTAATTTTACGCAATCTACGCGCTCTGCCTACGTCGAGGCTTGTGTCTCGCTTCACTCGGAATGTATCAAAGTCTACGTACTTAGCTTCGTCCGCAAACGAGTAACGAGTCTCTCCAGCAACCAGTGTAATTTCATCCGAGTTGTGATTGTAAGGCCAGTACAAGTAATACTGATTGATGTCACGGATAGAAGAATTTATCGCGTCTTTGATAGTTCCGTAAAAACCTTTTGCGGTAGAAAAATTAGTAGATGTGAGTTCTGTCTCGTTGAGGCGACGAGCAACGCTGTTGACAAGTTCGAGGTAATTGTATGCCATTAGCTACGCTCCCTTACTCGCAAGTTAATCACTCGTTTTGTAACGATAGCAGCAGTAGTTTTAGCTGACGTGCTTGTTGTAATCTCGCAGATTAACTTGTTGTCTATATTTGCCGTGCCGCCTGACAGCACAATGGTGGCTGTCGTGTCAGTGTTAGCAATACGATTTACAGTCATGCCGTTGATCGTATCCGAAGCAGATAAGTTACTCGATTCTGTGCCATCAGTCTGTATAAAGCGCCACGCAACAGACGCGATAGTCAGCGTATCTAAATACCGGGACCAGTCTACAGTATAATCTAGCTGCTCATCTGGGTCTTTGTCGGGCCATCGTAATGACATTTTATGCTACCTTTGCTAATCTTTGTGCGTCTTGAGGCACAGATACGATTCGGGGCTTTTCTTCAGGCACTAGTACAATTCGTTGTTTATCTTGAACGATGTAAAGAATGTGTTCTGTCGGTTCTGTAACATGAACTACACGTTGTTTTTCTGCAGCTACGAATACGACGTGCTTGCGTTCGTAAAGCGTTGCGTCGAAGAAGAAGGACAGGAATCCGGTTGCGACAGTGGTTGCCTGTCCGGATACGGATGCGGTTCCTGTCCTACGACGAGTTGCCAGCCCTGTGATTGAGGCCGTGCCAATTACAGAACTTGTTACGACTTGGATACGGATACCCGTTGCCGTAGCTGTTGCTGCACCCGATACAGATGCGCTTTCATTACGCACCCGCACTGCTGCGCTAGACTGGGAAGCGTCCCCGCTGACACTGCTTGCTCCGTCCCGGACGCGAATTGCGGCTGCTGATACGGTTGCTGCACCAGCAACGGAGGAGCTTGTATTGCGGACACGTATCGAAGATGCAGAGACAGACGCCGCACCTGAAACAGATGCTGATTCGTCCTTGACTCGGACTGCTGATCCAGCAACCGTACCCGCACCTGATACAGAGCTTGCACCCTCGCGTACTCGAATTGCCGCTGCAGAAACTGTAGCCGCACCTGACACAGAAGAGGCTGCAACGGCTCGTAGTACCGCAGAGGATGACGCTGTTGCCTGACCAGATACAGAGCTAGTAACAGGAGCGAGGAGCGTAGCCGCCGCCGATACAGTCGCTACTCCGGATACAGAGGCTGCGCCCGTTTGAACGCGAACACCACTCGATGATGCCGTCGCGTCACCGGATACGGACGACGCGCCCTTTGCCCTAAGTAACGCAGTTCCTGATGCCGTCGCCGTACCGGAGATGGTGGAGTCACCCGGACGAAGACCCGTTGCTGTAGCACTCGACGCGCCTGATGCGGAGATAGAGCTACTTGCAATAAGACGAGCGGTGGCTGTCGATGCTCCCGTACCCGCACCAGATACGGATGCACTGTTTGTAGCTATTAGTGCGGCGCTTGCGCTAACTGTGCCTGCGCCAGATGTAGACCCTGCTGCCGCTTTGAACGATGTTACCGATACGTCTGCTACGGTAGCAGTGCCGGATACGGATGCTTGACCCGCTGCCCGAAGAGTTGTTGCACCACTGACTGTAGCCGCACCAGATATAGAGGCAGTGACCTCGTGTTCAACCTTAACGTCTGATGCGTCAGCGAGATCGCCAACCTGCCCTGTCCCGGCAACCCCCGTGAGGGTTATACTCGCTGCACCGCTAACCGAGCCGCCAAAGTATCGAAGACCGAAGAGGTTGGATTCCCTGTTGGCGCTGTCATCTTCGACAATGGCACCGACAGGCACTTCCGAAACGAAGCGCATACCAGCGGTGAGCGCGTAGCTCTTGGCGTTACCAGTTAGATTGCTGTCCGTGGTTGTGCTTGAGATAAGCTGGAACTTAGTTGGGAAGTCCGACCCTGTGTTGCTTGTCGCAAGCTGTATCGTGTCTACGAGTGTGCCGCTGCTGTTAAATACCTTGATGTTGCGGCCATTCGTACCGGGCGCACCTACAAAGTTAACAAACTCTGCTGCTTCGATGAGGCGAAACTCATTGGCAAAACAACCTTCGGGTACAAAACTGGTTTTTTCACCGCCGTCAGAGTCTGCAAAACTGAATGCCGCAGAGGCTTTAGCCGTTTGATACCTATTACTTGGCCCTGTAAAGTCTGTACCCGCTGCAAAATTAGTGTTGATTGTGCTTATCGTGGAACTGTTACTGGTTCCATCACTAGCAAATCTTGTAAAGGTTTGTGCCGTTCCACCATACCCGTCCACCAAAACCGCTGTCGCACTAGACGCTGCAAAACCGTAAAGGAAGTCGGTGCTTGCAGGGAACACTGGCCGGTTGTCGCCAGACAAGCTAGTAGCGCGTGTCTTAAAGACAATAATCGGCAGGTCTGAGAGTACGGTGTATTCAGGGTCAGAAGTATCGTCAGCGTAGGATTGCGTTGTGGTCGCAGTGCTACTAACACTCAAGGTTGTAGTTGATACACCGTCCTTGAATATCTCCACAGATGCTGTGCCATACAAGGCGCGTATCTGTAATACAAAACCCGTCCTTGTGTTGCGGAAGCCAAACGAGGTTCCCGCCCAAGAGGTCGGCACACCAACAGTTTGGTTGTCCCCACTTTGAAGCGTAATCGGCTTATTTGCCGATATAATCTTGTTTTCGTAGTTCGAATGGGAGACTGCAAGTGTGCCACCTGCCGAACTTATTGTGCCAAGAGATGACCCGTCAGCCGAAACTGTTGTGCTAGCCTCAAAGGCCATAACAGTTATGTTGGGATCATCGGTGTCTGTAGGTACGAAGTATTCTGCGTGACGCGCACCGCCTAAGTCTTCACTGCCACGAGCCTCAACTCCCGTCAACGTCACCTGTGCATTTACAGGAGACTCTGCAAAGGTGAGAAACGAAAAGGGACTGTGGCCGAACATCTACTTAGTCCAGCGGATCGGGCCAGTCGTTAATCGGTGCGTTGCCTGTTATGTTTCCTTTTGAATCTTTAGGCGGTTCAAACAACGCAAGGAAGGCTGCGTGATCTGCAGCATTGTCGATAGCAGTTTCGATTGTTCCGCTTTTTGTGCGGACTGCAGCGCGGTATGTAGTCACAGCAGAGGGAATTGCTGCATTTGTTTCCGATTTACGTACAACATACCAGTCAGTGTCTTGTAGTAAATTACCCGCAATTTTCTTCGTTTCATTTTTCCACGTGGTTTTTAGGCCACGTGCAACAAGCTGATTACCGTCCTTGTCTAAGATCGGATCACCTTTTTCGTCAACCTGCTTTACATCATCAATAGCTTTCGGTGTTTTTGCGTCCCAGTAAAACCGACTATCGTATGGTGCCGGATCATCTTCCCACACCAGACCAACAGCTTTCTTTTCTGCATCCGTAGTCAGGAATAGCCAGTTGCCCGGATACTGATTTCCGTCATTATCAGACCAAGCCCTCCCTGCTCGAATGATTTTACTTTGATATTTCCATGCCATCAGTGTGTCTCCTGTTATCTTGCATTGGCATACTTGAATGGCTGTTCAGCGAAGGCGAGGTAGAGGAACGTGCTACCGTCTCCATTTTGTTCGCCGCTCGAACCTCTTAACTTAAATCCGTTAGATAATAAATCTATGTTGAAAGTGCTACTTGTGTCCTCTTGGACATTGTTATCTGCCTCAAGTCTAGCGTTAATTACGTTGAAGGGGTTGGGTCTTTTGTTATCAAAGAGCTTCCAAGAACCTGATGTACTGGTGCGTTTCAACAGTAACCATGCTGGCCTGAAACCTGTATAAACAAACTGACCATCAGCATTGCCATTGCCAATGTAAGTACCAACCTTGCTGTAACCTTCAACGTCGTGAAAACAATACGCTACATATGTTTTAGTGCTTTGATTTAAATCAGCGAAAGTTCCTAAAGAAAACACAGTTGATGTAGTCGCCGTATCATTAAATGCCCCTACTGCATCTGTTGCCTCAACGGATGAATTTAATAGCAAGTAATCAGTCTCGTTTACCAGCCCGAAACCGGCTGATCCCGCTCTAGCATAGACGAGCCAATTGCCATCTGCACTTGTAGCTACTCTTGATTTTATAAAAATCATTGTGGGAGCCGAAGTTAAACCGTGACCAACAGTGTCGCCATTTGTACCTGTGCCTGTGTATGTAACAATACTAAACCCACTTTCAGTGCTTGCCGATACGCTGCTTGTAATGTCTCCGTCACTATTACTAACAGCCGTGCCGCCAGCTTTCCAGTTCCACGCAACGTAGGTTGCACCACTGTTTCCGCCCCAGACCCCAGAACCAGAACCTGATCCTATTGTAAATCCGTCAGAGTCAAAACTTTGAAGACCCTGTGCATCAGTTGACTCCGCATTAGTTAGGTCTGGAAATAAAGTTTTGGTTACTCCTCGAATCACATCAGAGGTTGCGTGACTGTCAGCGGCAGAACGCTTCTTAGCCCAGACCCAGTCTGGTTGAAATCCTACTCCTGTGATTGATAGAGTTGTTGCACCAGTTCCCGTATAAGTCACCGTGTTGAAGTACTCGTCTGGCGTTTCGCCCTTATTCGGATCAATGCCGGGATCAGGCAATTCAGCAGCAGAAAAAGCGGTATACCCCGCAGGTGGAGTTGTTCCCCAATCACTAGGATCATCTTTTAAAGTAATGATAGCGGGAGTGCCAGCATGTATACCACCTGCACCTACCGTCAGCAGAGTATTCGCCGTGAAAGTAAAGTGTGGGTTAGTACCGTTTGCAATGTCAGGCGTACCATTTACAGTTTGCACCGTGCCGTTTAAAGCAAAGAAACCTTTGCCAGCATCAAAATCTATATAAACACCAACACGATCATTTACGCTGCGGAATTTTGTAGGCGTGCCCTGATTAACCCCGCTGTCGTTAATAGAGGCCGCAGCATCGCTTGATCCACCCGCGTTATAACTACCTTCAAAATTAGACGAGTCACCACTTCCAATATCTGAAAAATCTTTCCCCTCGCTAACAACAAAAATAGTTTGGCTATCGCCGCTGTTACCATCATAAGTTCTGTCTAGGTTAAATTCACAATAAGCCTTACCCTCGTTGCGGAATATTGTCAGTGGCACTCCTGAAAAACCACTGCTACCAGATGTGAAGCTAATTGTTTTGTTGCCGTCAGATAGAGTGGTGCTGTGTTTTAGGTCTTTAAGTAGGTAATTAAAAGTTGGCTTGTTATCCGTAGGGGCGTCCGGCATTTGATCTGTGGTAGCAAAATTGTTTGCTGTAAAATCGTGACCGTTCCCACTAGTGTCGTCACCAAAAGAAGAACTATCTTGAAAAGCAAGTCTAAACCCGTTGGTGCCGTAGCTGCCGCTAAATTCTTTAGGCACCCAAATACCGTTTTTTGTTACTCCGAATGAAGTAGGGTCGTGGCTAGTTCCGTCAACAAAATTCATTTCTGCCAGATAGCCATCGAAATGTTGACCTGTTCCCCCAAATCTTCCTACGTTATGTGCTACTGTGTGGTTAAAATAACCGTTTGAGCTGGCTCTTGATTCGGTCTGTAACTCTTGTTGAACACCGTTAACATAAATTTCAGAGCTTGACCCACTTCGTTGAACAAGGATGTGATACCAAGCAGACGTGTCTCTAAACGAAGCAGATGTTTTAAGATGATTTTGAGCGGAACCACCAACGAAATATATGTATCTAATGCAATCATCACTATCAAATCTTATATATTCAAAATCATTTGCCCCAGAATACGCACTAAACATGTTAGCTGAAGAATAGCTAAGATTGCCACGCTTTACCCAACAACTCCATGTCCATATTGTTCTGCTTCCTGTGCTTGACGGTGTGCGGTTTAAGTACGGACTATCATCATCGTTAAAGCGCAACGACTGCTCTATACTAAAATCATAAAACCCGGTGCTACCGCCACCACCGATACCAAGAATACCACTCATTTTGTGTCCAAAGCCCTTCCGATTTCGTGCAGGTTTGTACCGTCGGATACAAAGACAAGTTGATCGCGCGCACTGGCAGTCGTCGTAAGCGTCGGAGCCGTGCCACCAACAAACTTAAACACAGAGTTGAACGTGGCTGTGCGCGAACCTGTGCTATCCTGTTTAATTATCAAAACGTATGCTGCGCCGTCAACCTGATTTGTTGGCGCACCGAAAGTACGATTGCCGCCTAGCGTAACACTCGTCACCTGATTAGCAGAAGTATCCCACGCGATTGTGGAAGCGTCTGTAAGTGTCGTTGCATTGAAGTTCTGGGTAGCTGTAAACTCTTGCGCCGTCTTCAGGTTCGCAACAGCGAAACCGCCTGCCTGCGAATTATCATGGACAATCAAAGTATCCTTGTCGGTATCAACCGTGACCTCGCCTACCGCGCCGGTAAAGGAGCCATGTTGAGAGGTCGTCCCCCGTCTAAGCTGTACTTGCTGTGCCATTAAGCTATTGCTCCATAATCTTGTGAACTAGCGGCTGACCCTGTAATCAAGCCAAAATCTAAATCGCCAAGACCTAAATCTGATACAACCTCTGTTGCTGATCTGCCTTCTATCGAAGTTCCGTTTACGCGCAAGAAGTCATCGTCTGCAACGCCGGATGTAAATACTGGGACGTTACCGTTGCTGATGCCTGTAGCTGCGACAGCGGCTGTGCCTAGTCCGATATCAGATCGAACCTCTGACGCGCTTCGGCTTTCTAGTCCACTTGCAGTAAATCTAGCAAACTCGTCATCCGCTACAGAAGAACTGTCAATCTTGACTGCGTTGGTATTGCTGATGCCAAAAGTGAGACTAGCTTGACCACCAATGTCAGATAGCACCTCACTGGTTGACCGACTTTCTAGGCCATTGGCTGTGAAACGTGCGTACTCATCATCTGCTACGGAAGAACTGTCAATCTTAACTGCATTGGTGTTTGATATGCCAAAGGTTAAAGACGCCTGACCGCCAATATCCGACAGCACCTCTGATGTTGATCGACTCTCCAAACCGTTTGCAGTAAATCGTGCGTATTCGTCATCAGCGACCGAACTGCTGTCTATCTTAACCGCGTTTGTATTGCTGATGCCAAAGGTAAGACTAGCTTGACCACCGATATCAGACAAAACTTCGGATGCAGAACGTCCCTCTATATCTGTTCCGTTTACCCGTAAAAAATCGTCGTCTACAACGCCAGATGTAAATTTCGGTATATTTGTGTTAGATATGCCCGTGTCTAACACCGCTGCTGTACCAAGTCCCAAACTAGTTCTAGCTGTAGACCCAGACTCCGCTACAAAGTTTGCTCCGTCACCTACAATAAAATTACCGTTGGTAACTGCAAGGCCAGCTACGTCCTGTAGCTGTGCGTCGAGTCTGGCGTTAGGTACTGTGCCACTAGAAAGGTTGCTTGCGTTGAGTGCGGTGAGTGCGCTGCCATTAGCCGCTATGATATTCCCAGAGTCATCAAGAAACACCGCCTTCTCGGCTGGCTGTGTTATAAAAACATCTCTAGTGCCAACGCCCCAGTCTACTTTGCCGCCGCTATTACTGGACTCTAAAACAGTATCACGAGCTAAAGTTGTGCCAGAACTTGCAAATGTTCCCTTGCCAACTTCAAAGTTAGTGCCATCAGTGATGCAGTAATAGGTTTCGTCACCATTGCTTAGAACGCTCGTAAATGTTTGAAAACCAGTAGCGGCACCGCCAAGAGTAATTGTACCCTCACCAGTTGTAGTGGTAGTTTCTTTTACACGATCTTTTAGGACAAAGGCCATTACGCAATCCTAACTATCGCATTAGAGGCGTCTGCCGTCGGAAACGTAATCACAAAGTCACCGCTCGTAGATGTTTGGGTGCTGCCAAAGTCAAACACAGCAATCGCCTTGTTGCTTTGTGACGAGTTGTAAATGATACACCCATCCGCAGACACACTCGCATTGGAGAAAGTCACATCCGTAAAGTCAACGTGTGCTGTGGTTCCGTCCGTTCCTATCGTTGCACCTGACAGAGTAGCACCACCTGTTGTGTATCCTGTCCCTGATGCTTCGTCAGAATTACCCGTTACGTTAGAATAATTTGTTGTTGCCGCACCATACGTACCAGATGGACTGGCTTTTATAAGAGCTAACTTCAACGTGTTTGTGTCGAGATCATGCGTACCTCCAAGCAGTTCACTCTTGAACGAGGTACACATTGCGGTGGTAATCGACATAGCTATTACGCCTCTGTGATCGTGATTGCACCTGATGCAAAACGAAGTGTGTCTCCGTCTGCGATAGTTTTGGAAGCCGTCAGGGCACCGTAGTACAGTAAGTTCCCAGCAGTGGAAGCATCGTGGATTCCGAAGTGTGTTATTGTACCAAAAGCACCGCCACTAGCTGTAAACTCTTCTACCGAGTTACTTGCGGCTGAACCACTACTAGCTGCAGCAAATGTTATAGCTTGACGCGAATATCCGTTTCCAGATATTTCGTTACCATCATCTTCACCCGGACTTGACGTATGCAAAGAAAGATACACAGCAGAGGGCGCAGAAGTGGAAGACGTTCCTAAGAAGTGGTCAAGAACCTTTAGCTCCAAGTAATTGGATTTTGCGTCTGACATAATTTACTCCCTTATGTCTTGTTTGGATCGTACCTCTCCTCAACAGAGACGGTTACGAGTATAGTGTTAGCGGTTGTTGCCGTAGCATAGATAATATCTCCCGCGTCTAGAAATAGTGGAGAATTCATGTCCACCAGTGCTACAGAGGAGTTAGACGATATGGCACGTGCCTCGAATATGTTAAACGTACCAGCCCCGTCATTCCTCTGTATAAGTATGTTTCGATTAGTCGAATCTGTATTAGATAAAATAATAGCCTGCACCACAGACGAATGATTGGCAGGCACCGTGTACACTGTTGTCTGGTTCGTCGTGGTCAAGTCTACTGACTTCGTAATTAGTTTGGTAGCCACTAGCGAACCTTTCTGTATGCGCGCGTCTTCTTCGCTATCTTCTTAGGCTGCTTCGAAACCTGCTTACCGGCCTTCGTCGCCTTACGCTTTGCACGAGTCGTAGCAGCGTACTCTTTCGCGGAGAGCGCCTTAATAGCTTTTTCCGGTAGATATCTCTCCCCGGTAGCTTTCGGACCTTGTGTGGACGGCTTGCCACTCCGCGTACGCCACTTCTGTTTAGTCCATGCGGTCAAAGAGCGTTGGCTCTTTTTCTTCGGCATCCTCTATCTCCATCGTAAGCGTAGCCAGTGCGGCCAGTTTATCTTGAGCCTCTCCCCACTTCTCAAGCGCTGTATCCATCTCTTGCAAAAGACCCGGATGTTCACCGACGCCAGCAGGACGATCAAAGTAAACTTGGAATACAAACTCTGCATCTGCCATATCCGCTTGATATTTGTGCCGCAAGGCATCTATTGCTAATTTGTGCATGGTATCTCCTGACTACATATATTGTAGCATAAACACATAAAATTTACAAGAAAATTATAGTCTGCCCTGTACGTGTAAGACTATCAAGATAACCGCAGCAAAAATGCTGGCAATCACGATTAGAAGAAATGATATTATGGCTACTTCAATGTGATGCTTGCGCCTTCGTATCCGCTCTTCTTCTGCTTCTCTCCGAGCAACCCGCGCTTTTGCTTGAAAGCGTTGCCAGTCACCCCACAGTCCGGGACGACCGGCATAGATCATTATCTGTTTTAATTGTTCTTCTTGTTCGCGTATTTGTTCGAGAGCCATAAACTCTTCGAGGTCGGAGCCACCACCTTTTTTCTGTGCCTTTCTTTGTAGCTGTTCTTTTGCCCCTACAAAGTTAGCAATCGCCTTACCAGCACTGGCAATCTCCTTGCCGTTCTGGACAGCACTTTTGATCACAGCAAAGGCGGCGTTTGCGGCAGCAAGTTCGGCAAGCATTAATAGACTCGTACTTTATCATTTACTAGTTTCGGTAGGCAGTACGCCGTGACCGTGCGACCTTGTTCGTGTAGCTTTTGTGCGTACCACTTGCACTCTCGTAGGTCGCGAAAATACAAATCGTTACTGACCAGACGCTTATCATCCCCTAGCCCAAGAAAGACAAACAGGAGAAAGGCGTGCTGCATTAGTCTCTGTAGCCGCCCCCTGCTTTTTTGTAGGCAGAAGCCAGCATTTGCGCTTTTCTCGCACTCC